TACTATTATATCCTACTTATGAATTTATGAGATATAAAATATATTTTACATCATAGTAAAGTTTAAATAATATAATATACTATAAAATGTTATGAAGAAGAGGATAAGTACGACGCTTGACGAAGAAGTAATTGAATGGCTAGATAAAAAAGCTAATCAAGAACATCTTGGAATTTCTACATTTTTAAATCAATTGCTATGGAAAGTAGTAAAGCGATAGATTTTTATAATATGATTTCTTATTAAAATTGAACAATGGCAGACTTAGCACCAACAACAACTTTGACTACAAAGATAACAACTGGAAGTGCGACATTATTAGCAATAATAGCTATAGTTATGAGTTCAGGACTATTAGGACAAGAAAACGTTTATGTTTGTGAAGATATACAAGTAGCAATGCAATGTGACAAGTTAAGTGGAGTTAATGCTGACGGATTTCAGACAAGATGTTACTATACTGATGAATCAGAGAATACGAGATACAAGAATTGTAAGACTGGATGGTTACCTTATGTGCCAGAAAAAGAAATAGTCAAGCAAGACATCTCAACAAAGGATAGAGTATACTTACTATGTGATATAGAAAATAAATTTGTAAGTCAATGTCAAATTGTAGATAGAAATGATACAGTAATCAGGATAGGTGCATAATGGCAGTAAAAACAGAAAATTATACTGGAGCTGATTTAACCGGATCAAGTGGAGATTTAAGTCGAACCTTGACTCTAACAAATACAGGATTAACATCTCAAAATGGATTTTTAGTTTATGTGAGTGGGTTAGCATTATCACTAACATCAGAGTATACGGTTAGTAATTTATCGGCCAGTTCTGTTATAACGTTCGTGGGGCCAGTGTGGGACGACCAAACGATCATAGCGAATTATTACGAGACACCAGCATCAAATGTGTCAGGAGCAGATGGAGATTTCACAAACGGGCCACTTGCAGACTTTGGGGTAGTAGCAACTCGAACCCCGGTAACAATGACCACAGACTTCTCAGGAAATAAGAATTATGCCGACGGTACAGATGAGGACATAAGTATTGTTTTGATTCCTTACAACGAGAAATACGATCTAGACAAATCAGGATTAAATAAGAATTATGATATGGTAGCATTCATCGGGCCAAGTGTGACATTAAATAAATACGACAAAATAACACACAAATCTAGAGTCTACAGAGTAGACAACATAAGTATTAGAGATTTTGATGGAACTACAATAATGCAGAAAGCAATGTTATATTTTTCTGATGACTAATCTACCTTATGAGGTTTTGTTTAAGATTGCCAATAGGCTAGAAAGTGAATTAGTAACCACGTGTCCAGTTGACAAAGGTCCATTACACTGGTCAATTAAAGTAAAATTTCAAGGAAATACGATAATTATTACAATGCTTGATTATGGTTATTATGTAGAGTTCGGCAAACCTCCAAGAATAAGTAAAGCTAAGAAGAATAAAGGTAAAAAAGTTAAAATAAAAAGACAAAGACCAAATCCGTTTATTCGTAACGCAATAAATAATAAATTGCCAACAATAATTCAAGAAGAAATCCAAAGGTACTATGGTTAATCCTTATAGAATTTTGAAAGTAGTTTTATAATGAATCTAGGATTAATAATATTAGTTTAGGTTGCTACAGTGATCGTGTAGGCATAATGTGAGCGCATTGGAACCTAAACAAAAGCCAAGAGGCGTAAACTTCCAAGAGGAAAAACATGGACATAACCAAGATAAAACAGGAACAAGTAGTCTTTCTTAGAAACAGCGACGTATTCACAATAACTCAAAGAGGCGTAACAACTGCTAGCGCAACCGGAACATTATCAGGAACAAAGGTCATAACAATTTCTACAACCGGAATAAAGAACATTCGAAGTGTGACAGTTGGAGGAGTTTCAAAAGCGGTGGGAACTGATTATACTGTGGTCTATGGAGTTACAAGTACTGTAATAACATTCGGATCCAATCAAACAGGAGCTTATGCCGTATCACATGATTACGGAACAGACAAAATATACCCGGACTTTCCAAGAGATGATTTGACAATTAGTTCATTCCCTAGGATAGCAGTTGATATTTTGAGCGCGCCAATCGATGCATTCGGAATCGGTGGAGATGCCTTTATATCAAACGTGGCTTTAACGATCGTAGTTTATGATAAGGATTCTGATAGTTTAGATTCTTACATCAATACAATCAAAGAACTTTATGTTACAAACTCAAAAAGCTTTTATTATTTGAAATTTATTAAACCAACATTAATCGGGCCAACAATTAATAGCCCGGACAAGAAAGATGAAATTATGCAAAAAAATATAGACATTCTCGGGATGTTTGCGGTGGACCAAGCATAATGGAATACAAATTAAACTCTTATTCAAAAATAATAGAATTGAAAGCTTTAATGACAAGAGTAGCAAAAGGAGAGATAACTATGGAAGAGGCAGGATTCCCCGCAAAACCAAAGAAAGTCGCACTACGGGTACTTAAAACCCCAAAAAACACTCATACGAGAACAACTAAAACAAAAGGAGGTAAAAAATAAATGAATAATTTTATTTCAGGGGGAGAATCAGTAGCACTATTCGCATTCGAAGATCAAGATGGTTGGGGATTAGCAGCTGCAAGTCACACAGCAAGTGACGAAACATATATGCCATTCGGACAAGGAGTCGAAGTTAGTGTATCAAGAAATAACAATGCAGAAAGAATAGTTGGAATTGGAGCTAGGAATGCAACAGCAACAATCAATAAAAATTATGCAGGTACAATGACAGCAAACGGAAGTCTAAGTAATGCATATTGGTTATTGGGAGTTTTAGGAGCAAACGCAGATGCTGGAACAGATGGAGCATATACTCACACTTACACAGAAGCAGATAGAATAATCAGTTTCACTACAAAAACAAGCTTTGAGTTAGGAACAACAGATTCACAAAGTAACTTGATTGGATGTAGAGTTAATACTTGTTCAATAAGTGCGGCAGTAAACGAAGCTTTGAAGTTTAGTCTTGAATGTCCATATAGATATGAAGCATTGGGAACGACTAAGATATCAAACAATCCAGAGATCGAACCAATATTCACATTCGCACATGGAAGTATTGAAATGCCAGATGGAACATCTATTGCAGCAGTTCAAAGTTTTGAGTTAACAATTAACAATAACTTAGATACTGTATATGGAATAGGAAGTAGATTTCTGACAGACAGCGTTGCTAAAAATAGAGAGTACAACTTTTCTATGACAGCAGCATTTAAAGATCATACAACTTTATTGACATACTTTTTGAATGGAACAAATTCGGCAACTGCACCAACAACAGGTTCAGGAACTGAAATCGCAACTTTAGAGTTGACATTCACAAATGATGATGGTGATATACTTGATATTAATTTGACAGGAGTTCACCTTAACGAAGAAACACTACCACAGAATGCAAATGAAGTAGTGAAAGAAGATGTTACAGGTTGGGCAAGAGGATGTACAAATATGATATATACTAATGATGTCGAAACCGCACCAGTCGCAGCAACAAATATTTAATTTATCACTTTATTTTTTAAGTGATGGCCGAAAGGCAAACTAAACCAGGAGGAAAAAATGGAAATACAATCAGGACAACATAACGGAAAAAATGTACGATTTGTAGATGTGTCTATAGATTTTAACGGAAAAGAAGAAATAGTTAGAATTAAAAAACTAACATTCGGAGAAAATCTAGATTTAAGACAAAAAGTATCTAAAATTAGTGTTTTGGGCGGACAAGAAAAGATAGAAATTGATCAACAGAAATTATCTGAAGAGTGTTTATTAAAGTCTATAATTAAAGCACCGTTCGAAGTTAATCTACAATCTATAAGAGATTTAGATATGGAGCTAGGAGAACAATTACTAGAATCATATAGAGAAATCAATACATTCACTTTAAAAAAAAAAGACAACTAAATTGGGCACTTGACCAAGGAACAGAAAATCTAGATTTACAGAAGGAAGTCATATATTATCAGATGGCTAAAATATTTAGATTTACTCCAGACCAAGTGGATGATATAGATTTTGATACAGTATTAGGAATGTTATCAATGGAATCACATATCAGAAAAAAAGAATCAAATGATTTAAAAAATGGCAGGAAATGAGTTTAAGGTAGAAATACCAATAAGCGTAAGTGAAGGAAACAAGAGTTCAGGCTCTAAGGGGTTATTAGAAGATTTCAAGAATGGAATTCAAAATACCTTAAAGGGTTCTGGAATTGGAGGAGAAAAACAAACAGGTGGAATGGGAAAAAACATCGCAAAAGTAGCTGGAAGTGTTGGAATTATAGCTGCAATATGGCAGGGAATAGCTCCACTCATGAAACCAGTTTTGAAGATGTTTAATATTTTATTGACATTATTATTATTACCATTGATGCCTTTAATTAGACAAATGGTTACAGGACTTGCTAAAACAGCACAGAATGTAGGCCAAGCTCAAAAAGATGCAGGTGGAGGAACAGCAGGTTTTTTAGCAGGTATAACAGAATTATTTAAAAGTCCAACGATTTGGGCAATAGCAGGTGCAGGATTATTAGCTGGAGTTGTTGGAGCAGCAGGTATAGCAGGAACTGTTTTGGCAGCAATATCATTTGGAATAATCTGGGATATGCTTACAGATGATGAGGGTAGTGAAAAATCATTAGGAGATAAATTAAAGAAATCATTAATAGGTGGTGTTGCTATGGGAATAGCAGCTTTAGCATTTGGTGCTGGTGCAATTCCAGCAATCGGTATAGGATTATTAACATTTTCAACAACTCTTGGATTATCTTTTTTAACAGATGGGATGAAAGATACTGATTTTAAAGAATCTATTAAAAGTATAGCAAAGGGTTCTATAGTTGGTGGAATAATTGCTGGTGGAATAATAGCTTTAATGGATTTAGGATTAGGTGCAGCAGCATCTGTAGTATTACCAGTGGGATTATTAATATTTTCAGTACTTGGGGCAATAAAAATGGGTAAAGAAAATATGTATGGAATAGAAATTTCTAAAACAATAGAAGAAGAAACAACTAAGGCAGAAACAGCATGGACTGCCTTCAAATCATTTTTTACTGGGTCACTTGTTGCAATGGCAGACCCACTTGGAACATTAGGATTTCTTATTGGAAGTGATACAAAAGGTAGCTATCCACTTGTATATGCTTTAAAACTAGCAGAAAACGAATGGGTAACAATGGAAAATGTTTCAGAATTAGCAATTAATCAGGTAATTACAAATCTTAATAGAATACCTAGAACAATAACAACAACACATTACATAAGGACGGTGAAATTATGAGCAGTAAAGAAGTTGTAGACGAAATCATAAACGATTTGAAAAGAATACCTAAACAAATCCATAGTGAAATTAATATAAAAGAAATAGCAAATGAAGTTAGTAGAGTTCTTCAAAGAAAAATGGGAGGAAGAATGTCATAATGAAAACACATGCAACATACCTCGCAGAGCTAAGAGAGAATCTAGTAGTGATCAAAGAAGAAAAAGAAAAGATGAACAATGATATAAAAATACTAGAAACAGAAAAAGAAGAATTGATTGCAGAGCAGACAATTATGAAGGGGCAAA